CTTTGCGGGCTCTGCGGCGTTCCAATAATGATAAAGTAGGGATATCTTCGCCAGTTTTATCAACTACGATTTCATGTACGTGTAACTCAGGCAATTCATAGCCATCATCTTCATACCCCAGGGATGCCGGATTATCTAGCACGACTGCCCATGACGCCATCCATTCCCAAAAGGTATTCTCTGCATGGCCTTTTAATCGCCATTTAGCGGTATCGCTACCATCGTGCGTGAAATACATAGATAACATCTCATTACGGCTCATGATGCCGAGGAACTCTGCATGATTGCCAAGCTCCATATAGTCATTCGGTGCAGGTGTTGCCGTACATGCCAACCGATATGGTGTATTACTGAATCGATTTATTAAATCTGTACGTACTTTACCAGTAAATGACTTTAGGATACTTGATTCATCAAGCACGACACCTATCAAATTATCGGTATTGAATCGTCCTAATTTCTCATAATTTGTAATATTAACGCCTGGCACAATATCATCATCAGATTCGCATATAGTCACAGGAATATCGAAACGGTCACCCTCGGACTGTGTTTGAGCAGCTACAGCTAGCGGTGCTAATATGAGTACTGATCCACCTGTATGTAGATAAATCTCATACGCCCAGGCCAGCTGCATTAAAGTTTTACCTAATCCGCAATCTGCGAATATGGCAGCTTTACCTTTTGCCAAGGCCCATTTAACGATATCTCGTTGGAAGTCAAATAGATGATTGTTTAACATACCTGTATTAATATCAAATCCATGAGATTCTGACATTTTAGACTTGGAGTTGATGAAAGCGTTATAATTCATTGACAGACGCCTTCACAGATTCATACTCAGTAAGTAATGCTGAGAATTCTGGGTTATCTTTTGCGAGTAATCGATACATAGTCAAGCGCTCAGCGTTTTTAGCCTTTTGTTCGAGTTTCTTTTCGATGTCCTCCAATTTAGCTCGATCACTTTCGCGTTTATCGCATTTAGAGGTATCAACAACGGCTATAACCTGCTTAACGATGTTCCCTTTAAAGCCTTGCATCCGAACAGTATCGATGTCTTTTGCCTTTTTCAAAACACGGGCAAGACCTAAGCCGTTTCTTGATTTAACAACAACCCAATCACCAACACCAATGTTATCGATTGGAACATTTGTATCGGATTCATAGTATCTAAACCAAAATTCATCTGGGTTATGTATAGGGGGTGCTATTTTGCCAGTAATAATCACTGGTATCGTAAGTAACTAATAAGAATTCCATAAGGTGTCCTTTCTGTGATATAATCAACGTAGAATAATATTTTTCTAATTTGAGCTTGTTGATGTTGCCGCATCATCAGGCTCATTTTTTATGCCCAAATCCTCGCATTCATCAGGAATGCAGTAGTCTCGATTTGAGCAGGTGCTACAATTTCGCAATTTAATCACCTCCTTATATGCATTTAGCTGTAATATGGATTGCGACAGTATTCGCCGCATTTTCTTACTTTCGGGATGTACTCGACATCTTCGCGGTCTTCAGCATCAACTTCCTCCATATCCTTTTTGTAACCATACATGGATATGGCCAAACCGATGAGAGCCTGCACACAGAACTGTACATATCCTATTTGGTCAAGTTCCAAGGCTCCCATAGAACCTGCTACCAAAAACGTGCCAATTAACATATAGCCCATTAATACTCGTCCTCCTCTTCTTCAATTCTTTCGGCTGTAATACCATCTGTAGTGACGATAATACGGATTTCCGACTCGTCGTAATCGCACATAAAGTTTTGCAGCTCATATGCCGCATCCATAATATTGCAATCAATACTATTTAAAATTCGATCTGATTCGACTGCTTTTAAATGTGCAGCCATTGCTGTTTTGTTTACTGGAATTTCAGTCATAGTTAAGGTCTCCTTTATAACATCATCATTGATAAAATAGATGCTACTGCAGCTGCAGCTAAGCTTAAATGCATTCCTGCGTCAATCCATGTCATGATTAATTCCTCCTAATGAATTCCTGCGGATTTAAACTCCGCATCAACTACTTTCACATCCCAGCCTAAAGAATGGACAAGGAATGTTCTAAACCCCTCTTTATCGATGACAAAGCTACGGGATTTCTTACCTGGAGACTGCCAGGCGTATGCGAACGGGAATCGGTCTCTTGCGATGCCCTCTCGGATAGCCGTTAGGCTAACACCAAGAACAGTCGACATTTGGCTTACCGAGATAACTTTTCTAATCATGTGCACTGCCCCTCCTTTTCATATAGCCTTCAAAATCATTCTGATTTCTTGGCCTACTTGTAAACGATCTTTAAAAGTATCTTGATTACGGAAATCATCCATGTAAACTTCTAGCATCTCTCGGTATATAGCTGCTTTGAAGCTTTCTGGCTTTTCCACATCTTCTCGATACGGCTTTAAAATCGTAACCGGCTTACCGAATTCATAGTCGATAAAGCCCCTCGCCTTTAGTCGGGCTTTCATGGTTCTGATCTTACCGTTCGGCCATCCGAGTAAATTTTCCATTTCCTCGTTGGTCTGCAGCCCGCTATCACGATAGGCGTTATACAAAATTTCCATGTCTGTCATTTACTGCCCCTCCTCTCTGCAATTACGATTAAATCGTAATTACTTATAAAAAAATAATATCGTCGTAAGGAACCCCAAAAACCTCCTGAATCCTTGCGATATATCGGGCGTCTGGAAATGATCGTTTACGCTCCCAGTTTCCCCAAGTGTCCGATGAAACACCGATTCTTTTCGCAGTTTCATGCTGTGTCCAGTTTTTAGATACCCTAAGCATTTTTAACGTATATTTCATTTTGCACCTCCTTTCATTTTTTATCTCGTCTTTACATTTGCCATTATACTACGATTAAATCGTAATGTAAATAGAATTTTCATAATTAATCGTAAAATCTAGGTATATTATTGATTTTTTTACGGTTTAGACGTAAAATATACACAAGAGGGAAATGAAGTTTTAATTGTTATGAGGAACTATAATATGAAAAATTTAAATACTAAAAAGACAGATCTAGGAAACAAGAAAATTCTAGCCAAAAACCTACAAAGATTAATGAAAGCTAGAGGGGTCGATAGAAATAAGTTGTGCGCGGATTTAGGTTACTCATACACAACTCTAACAGAGTGGGTCAAAGGGAATGCATATCCCAGAATTGATAAAATAGAAGCTTTGGCCAATTATTTTAACGTTCCAAAGTCACACTTAATTGAAAGCCAGGATGTGATAAATTCGCTTAATGCTAAAAAGGCAAAAATAGCGATAGACGCTCTAACGCAAATAGCAACAGGCCACGAGGCAATGGGAGGTGATCAATTACTCACAATAGAATTCGCTGCCGAGCTACTGTCAAAAACTTTGATAAGGTATTTAAAGTCCGACAATAGTGAAGATTTAATTAAGTTAGCGGCAATTCTTAGGTTCGCTGATAAGAATAAGTTAGATAATCTTAAAGAATTTATTATCAACCAGTATTACGACGAAACTATAGACTCCAAGTTTAAAAAACGTGTAAAGCACAAATTGAAATCGTAATCAATTAATATAAACAGGGAGAAACGGATATGAATAAAAAAGTGTTAGTAACAGCTATTTTAGGGGTAATTATGGCTGTATTGGTAGGTTACGTGATAACTGATTACCATCAAAAAGCCCCCGAACGAGCGGCGTATGCTGCATCAGAAGACACCCGCAAAGCTCAAGAAGCAAAGGACAAGGAATCCGAGCTGACGAGAAAAGCTAATGCTGAAAAGGAAATATATGCTATTCTAAACAACACAAACTTTGAATATGATCAAGTAGACAGGGAATACAAATTCTACAGTTCTAATCAAAGAGCGATACAACCCAGTAATTCTGTATCATGGGTTGCTTTCGTAGACTCTTCAGGCCATTTAGTAGGGCCTTTTATTAGATTTGTTACTTTCGCTCCATTAGATATATCTACAAATTGGATATTTTGGGATAAATTAACGTTCTCCAGTTCTGCAGGTAAGTTTGATTACACGATGCGTGGCGTCATCGCCGGGCAAAGCGGCGGGGGTAAGAATATCAGACTAGATGATTCTGGAACTTATGAGTATGCCCTACTAACAACCCCTGAAATAGATGAAGGATTGCGCATCTTAACGCACGGCAGCAATCCAATAATCAGATATCGAGGATCACAATATTATAAAGATTACTCCCTATCCTCTGAAGAAGTTGAACAGTTAAAAACTGCGCTAACCTTATATGAACTCGGGGATATTGTTGATGGTAACTTAGATGTAAATAAGCTATCTAAATAAAAGAATACCCCTATCGTTTGATAGGGGTATTTTAGGAGGTATGTAATTATGGCCATGAAACGTGCCAACGGTACTGGCACCGTGTATAAGATGAAACATAAGCCACTACGACGCCCATATCGAGCCGTGGTGACCCTTGGATACAACTCTGAGGGTTTACCCTTGCGTAAATCAATAGGCACCTTTGCAACGCAAAAAGAAGCGTATAATGCCCTTGCCCTATTCTCTACTAATCCGCAAATCCAGGAGGAACGCAAAATTACTTTTGGGCAGTGCTTTGATTGGCGTATGGAAGAAGCTGAACGCCAGGGGCTATCTAAAGGGCGTATTAAAAGCATGCACGTTGTCCGAAAATTGGTAGAACACCTATTTAATATCGAAATGAGAAACCTTAGGGCGGCGCATCTGCAGTCTATATTCGATAATTCGACGCACACAAAATCTTATCAAAAGTTAATTAAAGCGATCATAGTTTCGGTCGGCACACTTGCCGTAAAGCAGGAAGTCATCCCTCGTAACTACCTTTCTGATATTATCATCAACAAAAACGCAACGCCGATTAAGAAAGCTAACATATTTACAAATTTAGCGCTCTATGAGCTTTGGCGGCACGATGACGATATAATCTCCAAGCTAACACTCATATACGCCTACACGGGGCTCAGATTGAACGAATTACAAACAATTCGAGTTGATGATGTCCACATTAAGGAGCGGTATATGATTGGCGGTTCTAAAACGGAGGCTGGCCGTAATCGAGCTATCCCTATTGCGGAATGTATCTCCCCTTTCATCAAGGAACTCTACCAGCAAGCAAAATTTAAACGCTCCGAGTGCCTACTAGATGGTGTGATACACAAGGACATTTATCGTAAGGAACTGCAAAAGAGATGTAAAGAATGGAACCTAGGAAATCACAAGCCACATGATACCAGACATACTTTTATCTCGATGTGCAGCAATATAGGTATTGATGAAATTATAATCAAGCGGATCGTCGGTCACGCTAACAAGGATAATATTACAGCGGATGTGTATACGCATAAAACACTACAACAATATATTGATGCGGTGAATAAGTTACCTTACGGAGATGACCTATTAAAAGGTGAGCAACGGTTGAGCAACCGAGAAGAAATTAGGTGATTTTTACCGTTTTTCAAAAATAAAAAGACCAGTAAACATAAGCGTTTACTGGTCTTTTAGATTTGTTGTACTATTCAGCGGAAATTATTTAAAAATGTCGTTTATCCGCGTTATTACTGGATTTTATGCGTTTTAGGTTGAGCAACGGTTAAGCAACCGTTTCGGATTTAAACGACTTAATTCAATCCGAATAGCTCAGTTTTAACAGATTCTTTATATTTCTCAGATGGATTCCAAATTTCCAT